AAAGGTGTATTTCTTCTGGAGTAAATCCAAAATTAATTTAACAGAATTATCAATGTCATTAGCCTTATTAGAATATCCCACGATCAGAGTTATAGACACCGGTCCTTGAGGGAATTTAAACGGGCGTAACTTTAACAGACATTCTTTTTCGTATGCCTTGTACTTAGGTGATTTAAATCTTCTACCCTGAAACGCCTCGTTTATGGATAATGGTTTTACATTTACCTTCATTCCTTCATCTTGAATATAATATCAATAACCCTCTGTCTATTCTCTTCATCATCTATAAAGTGTAGCATCTCATTGAGGGACTCTGAGACACTATCCGAGTATGTAAATTTAATAAAGGATGGATCAACTAAGTGAAGATCACCATCCACAGATTCAATGATAGCGACAGACTCTCCACTTGAGAAGCCCCATGAGTGGAAGAAGCCTGTCCTTGCGCCATCGAAATGAACCATATTGTTTTCGCCATCCCACTTAAAGCATAAGCCTTTCTCGATAGCGACACCGGTCCAATATTTAACCCTTCTGTACGTCTTCATTTTCTATTACAAGAAGGATATCTCCCTGAGCAATTAAACCGTACTTAACGTCATTCTCCATTACCCACGTCACCTTCTTAATGAGCAGGTATCCTTGGCTGAAGATATTGCCAATCAGTATATGCTCTCACTTGAGGCAAAGGAAAAGCAATACGAGAATCTTAATCTCCTATACGATCAGAAATCCATGGATTACATCTCTTTAGAGGATGATTACTGGAGAATGAATGGTAAGAGATGGGGATGGAAGACAGCTACGATCCTTGGCGTTCCTATCGCCTTTACAGGAGGTATTTTATTAACTGCTAAACTTTTAAAATAAAAAATATATGCAACCACTATTTGATCGAGTTAAGTTTAAACTTGTAACGAAGAAAAATATTCAGTCTGATGTATTACACACTGACTTTGTATCTCGCAACGTGCCTGATGAGGGCATTGTAATCTCTATGGGAGAGGAAGTAACAGAGGTTAAGATGAATGACCGTATTAAGTTTGCCGATAAGAAGGTGACATGGGTGATGGAGAATGATGTTAAGTACGGTTTAATTGCTCAGGATGATATTCTCCTTAAGATAGAAGATGAAGACGTACAGAAGGGTTAAATATTGGACTGGTGTTGCTATTGAGAAGGGCCTTTGTTTTAAGTGGGAAGGGGATAGCAATGTAGTTCACTTTGATGGTGCCAGGACAGGTTTCTTCCACTCTTGGGGTTTCTCTAGTGGAGAATCTGTCGGCATTGTCGAGTCTATGGATGGTGATCTACATTTGGTTGATCCGTCCTTTATTAAATTCACCTACTCAGATAGTATGTCGGACTCTCTCAATGAGATGTTATACTTCATAGATGATGAGGAGAAGAGACAGAGAGTCATTGACATTATATTTAAGATGAAGGAATGAAAGTAAATGTAAAACCACTATCCATAAACGAGGCGTTTCAGGGTAGAAGATTTAAATCACCTAAGTACAAGGCATATGAAAAAGAATGCCTGTTAAAATTACGCCCATTTAAATTTCCTCAGGGACCTGTGTCTGTGACTCTGATCGTTGGATACTCCAATAAAGCTAATGATATAGATAATTCTTTAAAATTAATTTTGGATTTATTGCAGAAGAAATATACTTTTAATGATTTGTACTATGTCGTGGTAAGAGAACCATGGTAATGTTGCTATCTCCTGTACCAATTCCTCTGCATCCTCTAAAGCCTTAAGGTAAAATCCTCCTCCCTCTATATCAAATAGAGCAGAGGCTAGGACTTTATACTTTTGTTCAGCGGCCTTAATAAATTGGTTGCCCTTCATCTTCACCTCCTTCTCCCAGAATGGAGGTCCGATATGGTCTGAGATATTAATAAAGGCATTGGCATGGATAACAGATGCAATGATCTGATGTTTTTTGTGATCGTCTAGAATCATCTTTGTGTGAGTATTTCTATTAGTTGTTTTTTATAAGCTACTGCCTTCTCAAGAACGGCATCAATAACTTCCTTTGTGTTGCTCTGCAAATGTACGGGAATTATTGCCATCTTGTTCTTACCATCCATGCGAGGATCGTAAGAGATAAACATTCCTTCCTCTTTACCAGCTACCAGCATATTCATTTGTAATTGCCACCAGTAAGCCTTCCTCTCCTTGAGTAACTCAGCCTCATCTTTAATGAGTAGGTTCTGAACGTGGTTCTCAAAGTTGTAAGGACACTTAATCTCAATCACTCCGAAGCGTGAGCAGATGCCGTCAGGTGATCCACCTGCATGGTCTCCGTAAGGAATGAACCCCGTAGAATCTACTGTAGACTCCATGAGTTCAGCGTATAGGTTACAAGCCTCAGCCTCGTGGTCTAGGCCCCAGTCTGTAGCGGCAGAGTTAGTAGTCTGCTCAAGTCCTGCCATCTCCTCGGCAACCTTAGACATAACGTAAGACTTAGCTGTCTCAGACATCTCTCCCTTCTCACGTGCCTCCTTGGATTGAGGGTTAGTAAGAAGCTTGTATATCTCTGAGGAGGTAAACTTACCTACACGAGCGTTGAACCAAGCCTGTGACCGCTGATCTGCGGCCATAGCTTGTTCCTTTAAGATTTCATTCAGTAGATTACTCATTGTCCCCTCCTTTAAAATATTTTTTAATTGAGAGAGGGTGTCCTTTGAATAGTTCATTATAGTAATCATCGTTACCCTCTTGCCCAAATGTTTCGTTGTACCATTTATCAAATTCATATCCTCTTGGATAATGGTCTGCAATAAGATGAGCTTCTTTCATCTCCTCCTTGTGTATTGCTTTAGCTCTTTCAAATGAGTTCTTAATTTCAATGGGAAAATGAACTCCCGTAAAAGAAAACCAAATTATTAAATCTAATTCAAGTTGTTCTATACTACTTTTTTTATTCATTGTCACCTCCGTTCTTTTTCTTTGCCTTCTCAATAATCTCCTTCTTCTGTTCTGGATCAATCATCACAGACTCGTCAGATAGAGCAGCCTCAAGTTCCACTACATTGGTTGTCTTCTCAAGAAGTCTCTCGATTTGTTCCTCGCTCATCTTAACGTACTCAACAGTCTTGTACTCCTCGTTGTCGATAGAGATAGCAGTGTTAACCTTCTCAATCTTGTCTAAAGCGAAAGATGATTTAGGTATAGACTTCCATCCTCTCTTCACAACGGTCTTACGTGCCATCTCCCCGTAGTCAGTAGACCATGGTCCGATATCCTTACGTCCAGTCTCTGAACGGTTCTTAATGGCATCAATCTGAGGCTTCCACATGATCTCGAATAACTTCTCGTCATTGTGCAATACAAAGATTGCGTACACAGCTATCACATCGCTGTCCTTGAAGGTCTCCCCCTTAGGCTTGTGGATAATCTCAGGGTTAGTTCCCTGAACAAAGTCGAACTCGTCTCCTCGGTAAACCACAGCAGAAGATACAGACTTGATAATCCCTGTGTCAGAGATAAGTTTAATCATGCCCTGATACCCTGGCATTAGCTTCGCATTGCCCTTAAAAGGAACTAGGTAAGCTAGGTTCATTACAGGGTTAAGCGACAATTTAGTCAAGGCGCAGTTGAACACGGCCATGGCTACAGATTGAGGGTTTGAGTTCGCTAGAACCATGTTGTTGTTAGCAGCTTGGATGGCAAAGGACATCTCTCTCATGAGAACATCCTCTCCTCCCATTAGCTTAATCATTTCCTCTTTGCGAGGTTCGATGAACGGCATTACCGTCTTTGGTGAAATTGTTATGTTTGACATTTTGTGTGTAATTTACTAATTAATATTCATCTCTATCCATATCCGCGTCTTCTTCGTGCATTCGTAGCACAATCCTATTTCATCTTCAAATAGTTCTTGCACATCTGAATCATCCCAGTCACGGTATTTTCTGTTGGTGTGTTTGATGTCAGCGATTCGTTCTTCAATCTGTTCTGAATCGCAATAACGGCAGTAGTCGCTCATATGATTTATTTTTTATTGGTTTATACAAATATACAAAAGAATTATAAACTTTTACAATTCCTGTCAAAAAAAGTTTCTAACAATTCTATGTGTTCTTTATGCTCCTCCTTAATCTCTCTTCCGTCAGGGCTGAAGATCCTCTTAAGAATCTTCCTCCTCTGATCAATATCCATAGGGTAGAGAGCAAGGTCAAAGGCGAGATAAGCCTTCGGATCGTTTCTGAGTCCCGTCTTACTCAGTATGGCAACAACCCTCTTGTGCAGGTTGTCAAGTTCCATGTACTTCTCGGCACGGGTTCTATATGTCTTACTACGAGAAAAGTTTGCCATTGTTTCTATCTTCAGTTCGTTCTATACATTTCTTAATTGCTCTCCAGTCCTCGATATCCTCCTCGTTGAATTTAGGTGTACCGAAGAAGAGAGACATCATCCTACTTATATGCTTCTTGTCATAATCTGGACGGAATACCAAGAGAGCCTTGCGAGGGTTTATATTCCTCTCGGCAAAATATAGGAACCATTTAGCCCTCTTTTTGTGTACTGACTTCATCTATTACCCTTTGTATTTTTGAGCGTAATTCATCCACCTCGTCACAATATTCGATTAGCCCCTCAAGTAATAGGTCGATCTTCTCTCTGTTCTTTAAAGGCTTTTTCCGTCCCACAAGATCGTTCATATACCGTGTTGGAAGGTTTTTCTTCTTGCATATATAGTGCATATTTAATACGTCTGCATGAGACCTACAAGATGAAATAAGATAGTCTAAAACGTGCTTGGCTACGTCTTGTTGACCTATCTTATTTTCTTCCACGCCCCCCTTAGCATTGCTCTCTCTTACTATCATCATCGGCCCGTTTTTTTTCGGTTTGTTGGTCTGAACGCCAAGCGTTTTCTGAAGTTGTGCAGAAATATGCTCAACCTGATTCGTGTGTACGTCAGGTCTAAATTCCTATCGGTTCTTTGCTTAATCATGTGTGTGTATGTTTTAATTAGTGAAATAGTGTTTAACCTATTGTTGTACAAATATTGAAGAGGTTCTTGATTCTCTTACCTCTGCCGTATTGGAATCTTTGTCTGCGTGGCACGAAACATATCAGGAAGACATGGCTCGAATCAAAGAGGAGGTTCTCGAAAAGAGAAAGCAAATGCTAATACAACTAACAAACGAAATAAACGAATTGGAGGGCAAAAAATGAAATACTTTATCAAGGACATAGCAGACCAAGTACAACTAGACGTGTACCCGTCAGGAAGATTACTAGCATTCGACTCAGTTCACATAGTGGACTGCGGGAAGAAGGAAATTAAGGTGTACCTTCAGGGGTATGCCAATATGGATG